GGCAAGTTGGTGCCCCCTGCGCTCTTGTAAGACGGCAGAGGTCATTTGCTATGGAATTTTGATTATCGACTGTAGCTTGTACAAATTGCTGAACCCATGCCATATCGAAAGCAAAGTCCGCGTTGCTTGTATTCATACCTAATTTTTGACACTCAATAATGAGTGCTTTCATTAGATGTTCTGTTTGTTTGTCTGCTGTTTTCTTTCTGGGAAAGTCTACTACATTATTCATCTTTTTTCCTCGTAAATGTCCACCCTCGTTTCCTTAAGTAGAATACTTGCGCTCGTATTGAAGTTGCGCTTCTATCTAGTTGTTGTTCTAATTCTTTGATGTCAATGACATTGTAGTATCTTTTTAGGTACTCGCGTTCTTTGTCAGACCATCTTTTAATCATTTATATATTATACTAAATTTTGAAGCATTTGTCAAGAACTATTTTTGACTTTGTTGAAAATAACACTTGACACGTGGTAAGATTTTTGATATAATATATCAAATGGAGAAAAAATAACAATGGAAAATATAGATTTCGCATATCTAATTATATTATCAATAGCAGTAATCAGTTCTTTTCTTGCTGGTAAGAAAGAAGGCATAGGAATAACACTCGATTACATGCGCGACCAAGGTCACATTGATTTTGAAGATTAGAAAAATAATACTTGACTTTTAAGTTCAACTTTGGTATAATATATATAAGTGAGTGAAGGGTTTCGCTCACATTTTTTATGCGTACCGCAAGGACGCAAGTGAATTTACCGAAAAGGGAATTTAGGAGGAAATTTAAATGAGTATAGATTTAAGTAAATTTTGGCTTGGACTAGATATGCCAACGCTTCCAACATATACGGAAACAGCATATCCTAGATATAACATAATCGAAAGGGGTGGAAACTATCGTATAGAAGTTGCCGTGCCAGGTTGGGATAAGAAAGAATTAGAGATTGTCTATGATGACAATGAGCTATTTCTAAAAGGGAAAAAGGAACACAAGCTCGTGGAAGGAGAACGATTCGTTCACCAAGGGCTTAGTCTGAAATCTTTTGAACGAAGATTTATTCTGAACGCAGACTTACAAGTAGAAAAAGTACATCTACAAGACGGATTACTGACAATCGCTCTGTCACGAACTCCTAACTCTAAAAGGAAAATTTTGGAGATAAATTAAGATGAAAGCAATTATATTGCAAGTTCGTGATAGTATATGTGAGAATGGCGAGTTTTGCCATGCAATAAGCCAGATTTGTTTATTGTCTTTTGGCATCAGTGTCATAACATTAAACATAATGCAACTTACATAGATTATCAAGTTTTTCGGAGGGGTGTTTCTCAAGAGTGAAAACCCCTTCACTTATTCAAGGAGACAACATGAAAATATCAGTAGAGGGATTAGCCCTTATCAAAAAATTTGAAGGATTAGAACTAGATGCATATAAATGTGCAGCTGGAGTATGGACTATTGGTTATGGCCATACAAAAGGAGTTCAAGAAGGAGATGTATGGTCAGAAGCACAAGCTAATGAAATGCTCGAAATCGAATTAGAAGAATTTGAAAGATACATTAACGATAATGTCACAGTTGCTCTATCTCAAAACCAGTTTGATGCCCTAGTATCATGGGTATACAATCTCGGCCCAGCTAACCTAAAAGCTTCAACTATGCTTAAAGTATTAAACTCAGGCGACTACGAAGGAGTACCAGCTCAAATCAAAAGATGGAATAAAGCAGGTGGTAAAGTTCTCGAAGGACTTATTCGTAGGCGTGAAGCAGAAGCTCTACTTTTTATAGGTAGAGATTGGAATGAAGTTTAAATTAACAAGTGAACAGCTCCATGCAGCCGCTCAACATGCGGCAGAAAGAGGTATGACACTTGAAGAATATATAGAAGAATTTATAGGACTACTAGATGAACACAATAAAAACAACCCTGATAAACCTTTGGGCATGGCTAAAAAGCCTGTTTCAGACTAGGTATAAGCTAACAGTAAGTTATAATTCAACATACGGCGATGCTGATGACCAGACTTATATTGTGAAAAAGTTTTTTAGTAAAAAAGATAAATTTCTATCATTTAAGACAGACAATGACGAAGTAGTAGAGATAAGAGGCGCAGAAGGTCTTAATTACAAAATAGAGGAAGTGTAATGCAACAATTTTTTATAGCAATAATATTAGTCCTAGGATTAGGTTGTTGGTGGCTTTATAGTGAGAATGAAACACTAAAAGCTAACAATGTAAAATTAGAGTATGCAGTAGAGGAACAGAAACAAACTATTGCAACAATCAAAGAGAGCTACGAGAAACAGGGACAAGCTCTTATGAATATGACAAAAGAAAATGCCCTAATAGAACAAGAAAAAGCAGAATATTTACAGATATTCTCCAGACATAATTTAGATGTCCTAGCATTAAAAAAGCCAGGGCTTATTGAAAACAGAATGAACAACGCAAGTGAAGAAGTAATGGAGGGCATAGAAGATGACACTGAAAAATTATTCAACATTGGCAATCCTAGCATTGACTAGTGGTTGTTCTCTACTTCCTACTAAAGAAGTAGAAATTATTAGTAAACCAATTGAGGTTGAAATTATGCAACCTACTTTACCACGACCTGTCGAGCTGACTGCACCGAAGTGGTATGTAGTAAGCGAAACTCGTATTACAAATCCTTGTGTAAAAATAGAAAATAAAAGACCTAAGTCTTGTGCGCTAGAGGATAGAGAAAATCCTGACTGGCCAGAAGGTTATACCTATTACGACAGATTTATTGATGAAATTAAAGAACAAAATAATGGAGATATCTTATTTGTTGCTACTACTATTGGAGATTACAAAGTAATGGCAGAAGATATGCAAGAATTAAAAAGATATATTAAACAACTCGGAGAAGTTGTAATTTATTATAAGGAAGTAACTACGAATGATTCAGTGGATAAAGAATCTAATTAGTCTTTGGAAAATGAACAAAGACTCAAAGTGGTTCGAAAATAACCCAGCAGCACAAAGCAGATTCGAAGATATTGAAGATTGGTGCGAAGAACTAGAGGAAAGGATAATAGAGTTAGAAAATGATAGATAGTGATAAATTAATTAAAGTGCTGAAAGAAGGAATCGTTGAGATACAGTTTAGAAGTTTAAAAAGTAATAAAACTCATAGCAGAGAATATACTACACATGATAGTTATATGCCTATGAAGTTTAATCAGTCTGCAACCTCTGACAAAATAGTTTGTTATGATGTAGAGTTCAAAAAGATAGAGGATATAGAGATTTCTAGCATAGAAAACTATGTACCTCTTCAAAGGCTGTCTTAGGACAGAATAGGATAGGAAAATGTTAGAATTTTTCGAATGGATAATTAGATGGGTTCAAATTGTGCCTTGGTTAGTAATGGGAGCTTCTTTAATAGCTGCTGTAACTCCAACACCAATAGATGACGGAATAGTTAAAAAGATGTATAAATGTCTTGACTGGGTCGCTTTAAATATTGGAAAAGCAAAGGATAAATAATGGCGGAATCAGTAGACAACAGCAGAAATGAAGTTGAAATTGATTTAGACAAGTATATGGCTCTCATTGAGAAGTTAGATAAGTCTGAGGACACTATCAAAGAAATGAAGATGGAAGCCGAAGCGGCTAAGAAAAGACTTGCACCACCAAAACGAAAATTTATTGATTTATTTTTAGATGATAATGATGTAAATGAAAAGTCAATTATAGGATTTATATCCTTTTTTATGTTGATTGTTTTTGCTGGATGTGATTTAGTTACAGCGTTTTGGGGACAAGACCTTGTAATTAGTGATACAATTTTTACTTCTTTAGTAGTGATAACCTTAGGGGCATTTGGAATCTCAGAAGCTGGTAAAGCCTTTGGTAAATGAAAAAATAATACTTGACATTTGGTTAAATTTTTAATATAATATATATTATGAATTTATTTTACCTAGACGAAGATTTAGACAAATGTGCAGAGTACCATGTTGACAAGCATATAGTTAAAATGCCTCTTGAGGCGGCTCAGCTAATGTGTACAGCAATATGGGTAGATGAAGTATTAGGATTTGTTCCAAGAGCTTTAAACGCAGAAGAGCGCGAAGAGCTTAATAAGAGAAAGTCAGAAATCAAACATCTCCCCCTAGAAGAAAGACCTCTGACTCCATATTTGCCTATGATGTATAATCATCCTTGCACAATATGGACACGGTCTTCGCTAGATAATTTTGAGTGGGTTCATTGCTATGCTAATGCACTAAACGATGAATACCATTATCGCTATGGCAAATTACACAAGTCAGTGATTGAAGTAATCAATA